GGTACATTAACCACATCTCTAACTGCTCAATGGCAGTCATGTCAGAGGTACATACAGCCCCAGCAGGTGCCTTCTGTGGGAAGCTGAACACTACAGTAGTATCTGGCTTCATAACGCATGGTTCGTGTGGTACTCCTTTGTCCTTCATAAACTGTGTTAGCGGGTCTTTAATGTCCCCACGTACTGTGCGGATGTAGTATGGTGAGTGACGAGCATGAATCCCGCTGGCACTATCTACCAGTTGTGAAACCGTACCACTTGGCTTAACACAGCTAATAGCAGCAGCAACAGGGATGTCAAGACGTTCAGCCCACTCTTTGTTTGTGTCAACTGCAACTTGCTTAAGGTGACGTAGGGTCTTAGCCAAACCACCATTCTTAAGTGTGGTGATCGGGTTGTCCATGATACCTGTAAGGCTTACACCCAACAGACGCTCTTCTTCTGTGTTGTCCTTCCACTCTTTGCTAAGATACGGGAAGTGTGTGTATGTACTCTGAATCGTACCTAGAATAGTTGCAAGTCGTACCTTACGTTCTAAGTCCCCTACACTGTCTGTCGCACGTACTACACACTCGGTTAGGTTGCAGAACTGGCTTGGGCGCAAGATGATTTCGCTGCAAGGATTCGTCCCGAACTCGTAGTTTGCATCACGACGACCATTCATAGCCGCCTGTTTCTTGGATGCCTCTCGGTTAAAGATACCACGTTCACCTGATCCACTCTCTACCAGTGCTGTCCACTCACGTAGAAATGAGACTGCATCTGGCTTCTCAGTGTATGACACAGAGTTGTTAGCCAAGGCACGTTGCTTATCATTCTCCCACCATGCACCTGACTTAGCGTGACGCATACGATCATCAGACAAATTCGACAAACTGATCATAGCCGAGCGTCTCACTCCACCGACCACTACTACCTCACCAATCTTACACATGAGATCGTGGCACTCAATAGAGGATAGCTTACGACCCTTAGCATTAGCGAAGGTGTTAATAGCAAAGTTAAACAAGTCAATCAGTGGTGCTGGACCTGATGCACGACCACCAAAGGTCTTAAGTCTTGCACCTGCTGGTCGTACCTTTGACACATCCCACTGTGGAATCTCACCACTATAGAGTAGTGCAATCAGTTGACGTAGTGCTTTGGCCCAACCTTCTTTACTGTCCTTAACGACGATCTTAGTGTCGCTGTTAAACATCTTCTCTGGCACTTCTGGTAGCTTAGATACATACTGACGCTCTACAGAGAACCCTACGCCTGTACCACACAGTAGGATAAACATAGCTTGGTCGAAAGACTTAATGTTGTTAACCGCTAAGTAGGAGCAATTATACATACTCGTATTGTCCCGTGAGGCTGCTGGACCTGCTGTCATCAAGGATCGCATAGAAGGCATCACTTCTAGTGACAAGATAGCTTGCTCAAGGTCACGGATGTATGTGTCATCACCAGTCTTAGGTAATACAATGTTGTCCATGAAACGTGTTACTGTCTCAGACCAAGATTCACGGTTGCCCGTACCCTCTTGCCAACGTGCATAACGTGACTTGTGGATGAATGATTGGTAGTCTGTTGGGAGTTGATTGCTGCTCATTTAATAGTCCTGTCAAATAGGTTCATTACGTGTTCTTGCGAGTGGTTCTCTCTACTCATTTTAGCTCTCGGCCACGGTTGTCTTTGTCTTCCTTGAGCCACACTAGGCGGTCAATGTCTGCTCGGCTCATGCCAATGTCGTTTAACTCACGATCCGTTAGCATGTTAAGCTGCTTAATAGCCTTACGGTGTTCACGCCACGTAGCTAAGAAGTTTACATATCTCCAGAACCATGTCATCTGTTGTCTCCACTTCCTTTAATTACGTTACGTGCCATACGACCACGGAGTTTAGTTAGGTTAAGGTCAGCAATCTCATCTAGGTTATACCCAATGTCATTACAGATGTTAGCCAGATACCACAGCACATCACCTAGTTCCTTTGCTACCTCATGTGCGTTAAATTCCCCATCACGAATTTGCTTCTTAACCTTCTCTGCTACCTCACCGCTCTCCCCACATAGTCCCAGTGTTGGGTACAGCACCTTGTGCGTTGCAGGGTAGATCGCAAAGGTTACTGCCTTACGTTGGTATTCTTTAAAGTCCACTAGATCGTTCTCCCATAAAATTCTGTTGCCTTAGTTGGATCAGCGTAAGCATCGAAACAGTACCAAGAGCAGTTATCTTTACCAACGCTCTTGCTACCCTCTATCCACTTAACTCTGCCAACACTTACTACTTTAGTACAATACGACATAAACCATGCCGACTGCTTAGTGTGCATCCAATCTGCATCAAACAATAACCAAGTTGGACACCTGTACATCCAGTGAGCAATCATTGGGTGTAGTATCTTTCTATCCCAAGGCGGGTTGGTAATGCAATAGTCAACTACTCCCCTCCCGCCAAAATCCAAAGTAAGAGCATCAAAGGTAAATACATCAGGGTGTCGTGGATCAATGTCGCAAGCATATAAGCACTCCCCATGCCCCCCAGTTAATTCTTTTATGTGCTGTATCAGTCTGGCATCACCCGCACAAGGCTCGACGTAATCAAACGTGTAAGGCAAGTGCGGGATCAGCGGTTCAACAGCGGCTATTGGTGTTGGGTAGTAATCACGTTCAACTCTCTCAAAGTTACTGCGCTTTCCCATACATCTCCTTTAGGGTGGCCTGAGATACAAACTGTGGTTCATACATACCGTTAGCTACCTCACGCTTCACTACTACTCCAGACCACCACTCTCGGTTGGCTTGTCCTGCCCATCCCTCTGCTGCTCCCTTATAGCACCCAGCGACAAGGCCGATAACTCCATTAGGGTGTGACGCATCCTTAAACTTAATATCACGTTTATGGCTGTGGCCACAAGTGCTGCTGTGGTGCCTATGAGCAAGTAGCCCGTTAGCATGGTGCATACCAGACATAGCAGAACCGAAGTTGCCGCTACTAAAGAAGTGCGCATAAGAGACACCATCGTAATCAGCGATTGCAGGTGCTGAGTTTTCATACTCGTGGTATTCATCGAACCAGTGCTTTGTTTGAAGATGTCCGAAGGAAATCCCGTATTTGCTTCCCTCAAGTCTGGGGTCTGTCCTGATGGCTTTCTTGATGCGTTGCTCATGGTTTCCCTCAAATCCAAAGTAGTTAGGCCGCTTACGCTTATGATGTCTGAACTTCCATCGTATGCGCTCCTGTGCATCATTGTAGTGGTTGATGTCAGCTTCATAGTTCTGGCTAACAATTGCTTCTGGGGAACGAGTGTCAAATGTATTTAATGACCGCATGTCAGCGCCATCCCCAAGATCAACGACATAATCAGGCTTAACGTCATACAAGAACTCGCCTAACCAGTTGAACCGCTCATTGTCTACCGAAGGGTCTACGTGAGCGCAACTAAACACCACTACTGTCTTACTCATCTGCTGCCTCCATTTCCATCAGGGCCACACTTACATGGAACCCTATTTCCTCAAGCTGCTCTTTGTTGAGTTTAAGCAGTTGTGTTAATAAACTATTTACTTCAGCCATTCGTCTGGTATCCTTTTGTCTGCATAGATGAACCCATGTTTATCACACCAGTCACCGTATGTTGTTTTAGAACCCTTGTTGATCTTACCACGAGAGTTACTAAATACGAATCGTATGTCTAACTTAGGGTGTTGCTCCTTAACCTTCAAGTGTTTCTTTCGATCAGCAGCTACAAACCTTCCCTTTGATTCAATTATGATACCGTTAGGTAAAATGAAGTCTGGAGTATAACTCTTGTTTTCGTTTAAGACCCACTTAATCTTCAGGGTCTCATACTCAAAAGCTATACCCCGATCCTTCAAGTCAACAGAGATGTCATCCTCAAGTCCTGATCGGTAGCCATTCTTTATGGCGTGTCGTCTACGCTCACTACTTTTCTTCACAGAAGATACCACATTCAAAGTCGTAGTCTTTTAACTTATGCCCTTTCGCATCGGGCGGTAAATCCTTTAGCATTATTCTTTCTCCTTTATAGTAGGCTAACTTTGCACCTATCTCAGTTGACTGCTCTTGCCTAGACAAGAAAACCTCTGGAAAAGTCTCTCTGACTAAGTTCCAGTAAGTAGCTGAACTAGCCTTAACACAACCGATACAGTTAGCGTTAGGGTAGCCCAACGTGTAGATAAACGGCAGAGTTATGCCATCACCTTGAAGGATACGAAAGCAATCCTCTTTGGTAAACCCTGCATCAATCAGAGGTGTTAAAAGTGTATCACGCTCAGTTAACCTAAAACGGTCTGCACGTTTAACTTCCTCAGCAGTAAATCCCAGTACAGTGTAATCAGGCTTGTTAACTTTCTCCCACTCTTGTCTTGCCTTCTTCTTAAGCTCTAAGGTACACGGAGCGCCCATAGGACCAGACATAAACTTACGGTCAGACCAAACTTCTTCACAGGATTGATCAGGGTACTTAGACCTAACGGCAAACTCTATAGGAAAGTCTAACCAACCCTCAACATCCTTTAGGAACCTTTGATTATCTGGGTGTTCCTCTTTGATAGGGTTGTTGACGACACTTACCTTGTTTTCCTTACCGTATAAATCTAAGGTTAACTTAGCTGCCACTGCTGAAGCTGCACCACAAGAAAACCAAACGGCAATATGCTTACCTTCTATTTTGGAGGTATCCATATCTCACCTACTTCCCGTCTAAGCCAAAGCAATCTGGCATTTTCCACTACTCTCTGTACGTCACCTTTGTACTTTTCAACACAAACGTCCCAGAACTCCTCCTCAGTATTAAGACCAGCTAATAACTTTTGTGCTGTCTTGGGGCCAATACCATGTACACCCTTGATGTTGTCAGCAGCATCTCCAGTTAACAGTTGGGTATAGAAGAACTTAAGGCCAGTATCTTCAGTAACTGTAGTCCAGCTACCCTTGTTAATGTTGAAGTGTCTGCACGGTATCTGCAACATATCCTTGTCTATAGAGGCGACAATCGTTGTAGGACCACATCTAGTTGCCTCTATTGCAATCAGGTCATCTGCTTCTTCTCCTTCACTAATGATAGCCCCATACTTTTCTACCATGTAGGCTCTTGCCTTTGGCAAATCTACTGGTTTGGGCGTTAACTTTCTTAACCCCTTATAGGGATGAGACTTGGCGACTTCGTAGCGGAAGTTCTTAGAGCCAGTTAAGTAAACCTGATACAAACCGTCTTCTGGAAACCTAACCGTCTTGTCGATTATAAACTTCATACTCTTATCTACATGATGTTTTAAACCAGTTTTATCTGCTGCCCAAAACTTGTAGCCTTCAACAAACTCTTCGTAATGCTCTTGTTTGTATTTGTGCAATTTTAAGGCGGTATCGACCTCTCTGAAGTAATTCTTTTCCAGAGAGGCCGCTGCTGCATAAGCTACAATGTCCCCATCAATTAAGACCTTGCCACTTTCCACTAGAACCCCCCAAACACCATTTCACCATTGTCCTTCTCAAAGGCTACATCTTGTACATATGTATAACCCCCTGCCCGTGCTGCGTCTGCAAAGGCGTACCCTAGCCCGTAGAGGTCATCAATGTTGCCACGGACCACTGTTGTGCTACCCTCAAACCCATCGTCTTCACTCTCAGGCGTAAATGTTATTGTCACTTGCATTAGAAAACGCTCCGATCATCTGTATTTGATTCATAAACTACATGGTCAACAATCGCTACTTTTTCTAGTGTGGTGATCTTACCGTCCCACACGTCCAGCTTAACAATCGCCTTAGAGCCGTTACCGATTAGCCCGTCTTCTTCCCAGTTCCAAGGGGTGTAATCTCCTCCCACCTTCTTAAACAAGGCAGGTGAACCCACTGTAACACCCTGCTCTCCAGTTTCCTGATTACGGAACTTAGGATTAAAGTGTGGTCGTGTCGCTTTGTAGAACATGCGACCTTCTTTGTCGGTCTTAAACAACTGAGCTTGGAGACCCTTATTTGGTACACCATCTTTAATCATCTTAGCTTTACTCTCCTCAGTAAGCATTAGGTTTACAACATAGATACCTTGCTTTGCTTCCATGTTGATAGCCATATCAGAACCGTCTTTTGGTCCCATGTCACGATCCTCTTCTCGCAACTTAGCCCATTCAACTTCGCACTCTACTATTACTGTTTTACCCATTGTGATCTTCCTTTTTGTCGGGGTGGTGGTACTATACTATATAGACCTTTTTATCGTTTTAACAACCAAACTTTTTAATTTAGTGAATATCAGCATAAGTGTTGCCGAACTGCACATCTGTACCTAGTGGAACATTAAGTTTTACCTTTTCATTCAACTTGATAGCAGCATCGTGCATTAATTTTTCTACTGCATCCTCTTCTCCTTTCTTGACTAGGGCAATCACCTCATCGTGGAACTGACCGACACACTTAATTCCGTTCTTACGACACAGTGCAACCCATGTATCAAAACAGAATACTCCAGTGCTCTGATTGAGCGTACTGAAACGATCTTTGTCACTTCGTAGGCTATGCCAGAAACCTGACACTGGGTTCTTAAGCCACATGCCTTCCAACACTTCCTTTGTCTTTGCTCCACTGGCTACCTTCTCAATGGCCCAGTTACGTGACCAGAAGGCATCTAAGAGGGTCTGACTAGCCTTCTTACTCATGCCAGTACCTCTTGCAAGTGCTGCTGCTCCAATGCCATACGTGGCGCTGTAGTTAACAACCTTGTAGTTCTTACGCAACTCCTTAAGTGATCGCTCACCTGAGTTGTGCATGTCGATGTCACTCTGCTTAATAAGACCAGCGTGTAGTGCTAAGTCTAAGTGTGGGTCAAAACCTTCACGGCTCATCTCCTGTACATAGTTAGGGTCTAGTGGCTTCATGTAGTGACGCTTGGTCGTATCCTCTAATGATGTCATATCAGCACCACATAGCACATAACCTTCTGGTGCAATCAGGCACCCTCGGATCACATCACCATAAGGCTTGTCTACGCTGGGTAGGTTAACCAGTGGCTTAAAGTGCTTGAAGCGGAACGTATTCGTAAGCCCAGCGACACCAGCCTGTAGGTAGCCATCTGTGTGACCCTCTAAGAAGCTCTTCAGTATCCCTGCGCGGTGAGTAAGAACAGTAAGGCCATCAAGCAAGTCAACAGCAGGATCAACAGAAGAAAGTTCCCGAACGCTACTGCATAAGTCAGAGCCTTTGCGTACCTGCTCAATCTGTCTTGGTTCTCCACTTTTCTTATCCCTTACGAATTTAAATGTACGTGGTTTCCAGCCTAAAGACCGTAGCCAATCCTTAACCTGATCGTTAGAGTTTGGGTTTCCCCGTTCCTCTCCTGTTTTAACCTTAAAGGCTATTGTTGTCACAGACTGCTTGTACTCCTTGCAGAGAGCCACCCACTTTTCACCGTGTGATGATAACTCTCCGTCTTTCTTGTGCATAACCTTTGGCTTTGCTGCCATACGCTCAAGGGTACGCTTAGGCATAGCCTCTGCCAGTTGATCAACCTTCTCTTCTTTGAGACGGCTAATTTCGTCGTAGGCTTCTTGCGCCTTTGGTACGTCTAATTTCCATCGTAGGTCTTCCTGCTCTCTAGCGCAGTCTAGCTTGAACGACAGATAGTCAATCAGACTTTCTTTGTCTTCTGGTGTATCACTGTACAGTCTGTTTAGCTTAAGGCTTAAGTCACGCCATAAACGGTTGTTGATCTTAACGTCCTCATCGCACCTGTGAGCGTACTCTTGAGGCGTCAGGGTGTTCCAGTCCTTAATCACTGGCTTAGGCACTCCATACTCCTCTCCGTAGCCCTCAAGGCCATGCTTCATACGTCCGTGGTTGATGTACCAACTAAGTGCCAGCGTGTCGATCAGACGTGCCTTTACTTTGATACCAAGTAACTTTTCCACGGCGGGTATGTCGAAGCGGATAATGTTGTGACCCACCAGAGTACCAGTGTTGAGTAACACATAACGCATCTCATCGTAGTCATGGGTATGCTTAACTTCACCCATGTCGTTAGACCAAGACATGACATGAATCTTGGTCATCTCATCTAAAAGACCGTCTGTTTCAATGTCGAATACTGTTGTCATTAGCTGCGTAGCTCCTTAAGTCTAAAGATTGGATATTCTGGGTGTTCCTCCAGAAACTTTCTTGCGTACAGTGGGCACCAGTTCTGACTGATCTTGAACTCACTGTTGTTTTCTTTTACCATAGTCTCGTAGCGCATCAAGTGGAAAATGCCAGCGGCAGAAAACTTCTTACCTTGCTCCCCAATCTTTATTGCGTACTTAACAAACATATCCCACATCTCTGTGTTCTCTTCTAGGTGTTCATCGAATGTCATTTTACTTCCCTTAATGTAAACGTATCTAAGTTAAACCGCATTGTACCTGCATTGCCCTCTTCTGAGCATGGTCGGTTCTTCTCAACGCGGATGTGAGTCGTGTTCCGTTCTTCTAAGCTATCTGCTTCTTTCTCCCGTGACAAGTCAATAACGACAGAAGCTCGTTGTCCAATCATCTTGCAATACTTTGGGTCTCCATCATCATTAGTGTGGGCGATAGTAACGATACCCACGTTAAGTTCTGCTGCCAGCTTAGATAGTCTTATAGATAGATCAGCAAGCATCTCCTCCTTACTCTCCGCAGATGACCCTACTACTACGTCTTGTATAGGCTCAAAGAATACGAACTTACACCCACAGGCTTGACTGAAGTATCTGATCTGGTCGCACAACTCATCAGAACCTTGACCATCACCCATGAAGAACTGGTAATAAAGTTCGTCTTTGTTGATACTCTCAATGGCAGCAATTACTTGCTCATCTGCCCCCTTCTGTTCAATTAAATCCCTGCGTGTCAGGTTGTCATTACATTCATAAGATACAAGACCGAGCAGAGAGCGTAGCTTAGTTTCCTCTACGTGCATTGCAGCGATTGGTACTCCACGTTGCAGCATATTGTACTCCAAGTACCTCATGATCTCCGTCTTGCCTATCCCAGTGGGTGCCTTAATTACTGTGAAGTGAGCTTGCATTAGACCCAATATTTTAGCGTCTAGTGCTTCAATCCCTGTAGGCACGTATTCATGCTCTGGTGCGTTCTGATATAACGACAAGAAGTCATCTACACCATTTAGAACATTCTCAGGTGTGTACTTCTTAGCTGCCCACCAAGCCCCCTTGAAGTCAACCCCCTTACCCGCCTGTAAGAACTCGTTAGCGTCCTTGTAAGGTCTGTGGTCAACACGGTAGACCTTGTTAGGAAACAACTTAGCAATGTTGTCTGCTAGTGCATTTCCTGCGTCATCGTTATCTACAGATAGAACAATCTTCTCAAAACTGTTTAGCCAATCCGCACAATTCTCCCACAGCTTCCTAGAAGGCGTAGCAGAGGGTAACGACACCACAGGCGTAGGGAACTTACTCTGAACCATTTGATACACTGAAAGGGCATCTAACTCACCCTCAGTGATAGTTACCATCTTACTGCAACCCGCAGTAAACAAGTTCATTCCAAACAGTTCATCAGCCTTAAATCCAGACTTAGCAAAGAAAGCCTTGTCTGGCAACTTACGAACTTTAATTCCCCCGCTAGGGTACACATATTCCTGACGATCTGGAAAAGTTAGTACGTTGTACTGAGTCATTATCGCTTCATCAATACCCCGCATACTTTCATATTTTCCACTGCTGGGGTCTAACACAACAAACGGCTCAATAGCTTTAGGAGTAAATGTAGGTTTGTCTCTTTCTATTGTAGGGTACTTTTCTTTAGCCCAATCAAAAGTATTTGCGCGAGATGGGTAGTTTGTATTGCACGAGTGGCACTTCCCATAACCATTGCTATTAAAGCTAAAGGCATCTGAGGAGCCGCACGACACAAAAGGGCACGGTAGGTTACTATTGTCACTCATATTTATCTTTCTTTATCTAGAGGTGTCTTAAGTCTAACAACCACTACATCAACCTTAAAAAGGGTAACACCAGAGTAACTCTAGAGTAACTCTTTTATTGGTTGATGTAGTAGTTTAATAACTCTAGCGTAACTCTAGAGGTAACTTAAGAGGGCTACACTTACTTATATAGACCTTTTTAGAGTTCTAACAACTCACGATTTGTTACAGCCGTGACATTTTATTTAAAGCGGCAACTTCACGCTTAAATACAGCCTGTTGAGACATCCCACATTCTGCCGCTACCTCCTCTTGTTTCATCTCATTAAAGTACCTCTTGTGTATGATTTCCGCGTCTATGTCGTTAAGCAACTTAAATGCTTTTGATAAGAAGTCCTCAGTCTCATACTTTTGAGTACAATCTTGCACAGATAGAGAGAAGGCGTCATCAAAGTTAACTGAGGTAGCTGATAAAGCTCTTGCCAGTTCCTTTTTACCTTTCTCAGAGTATGTGCCGTGTTTATACTCTACACCCTTTGATAAACTCTCAGCGGTACGTGTGTAAGGTATGTGTACAACCCTAGACCTCCTGTTAATGTAATCGTACATGGCCTTGTTAGCGCGTCTGTATAGGCTTGCAGGGTACTCCTCTGGTTTAACCTCCAACCTCTCATAGACAGCCAAGACACCTTCAGACACTAAATCGTCGTTCATGTGGGGTCGTCTGTACTTACGAGCTAGTTTCTCGCACATTGTCACGATCTCATCTGTGGTTAGCTTAGTCATCCATATTCTCCAAAACTAAACATTGATTGTATTCAACTACGTATCCACAAGCACGAAGGAAGTTTTGAAACTCTTCAAGGACAGCATCCATGGACGCATGTTCTGCCATTTCTATTTCAATCTTTGTGCCATCACTGTGTTGGTGTGTAAACTTCATGATATAATCCAATCCATGTTCATCCAGTCTGTATCTTCTGGCATCATTTCAACTTTGTCACCGTGTAGTTCTTGTAGTTGATTCCAGATGCCAGCAGTACTCATTCTCAGCATGTAAGACTCTCTACCACAACTATAGCAAGAACCACTTGATCCATAAAATAGATAGTGTTCATCACCTTCACGAAAAGAAGTAATGCCACTGTTCATTCGCCAAGAGTTTCCAGTCATGTACCCACCAGACCAACCAGCTAGAACACGGTAGTGTGGGTCATCCCCTTTAAACTTTATGATAACCCAGTTGTCAGGTTTGTAATTACTACTCATCTTCTGTCTCCCAGTACCGACAGTAGAAGTGCTTCCCCAGCTTATCTATTTCAGACTGTGGATAACCTTCGCTAACTAACCACTCCAAGACATCCTCTACCTCGTCTGGGAGTGGTTTAGGGAAGCCATACTTCCAGCCACTCGGCGGATCAATTATTGTCATCATCGTCTTGTCCTTTCTCCTTCAAGACATAAACAACACCATCAATTACGACTTCTTTGCCTGAGCATGAAGTAGACTTAGTTGTGGCTTTCTTATGTTCTTGTTCTGTTAGCTCCTTGTTGTTTAGATACCAAGACTTATAGCCACCAGCGTACTCAATAGCTGGACCGTCCTCACGGTGACGCTTACCATTTAGGTACCAAAACTTAGAGCCGTTAGCGTACTCAACAGCTGGACCGTCCTCACGGTGACACTTACCATTTAGGTACCAAGACTTAGTGCCATTAGGGTAGACCTTTACTGTGTATTCAATCATTCTGTTTCTCCCATCATTTGTTTATTAGGATCGTCACGGATTGCTCATTAGTGCAGCCCACGACACTGGGAACAACGTGCCTAGCACTTTACTAATTTGCTGTGCAACTACACGTGTCTCCTGTTGTGTGTCTGAAGGTAAACGCAGACGACACATGTCAGCGAAGGCGTCCAATGACCCACTCCAGTACCACTCTGTCATAGTTGATTGTGGTAGTACCATACGAGCCTGCTCAGGTGCTACTCCTGCATCAAGCAATGAGTTATACGCACAGAGTGCCTCATGTGGGCTGTCCGACACTATAGCATCATCAAGTGTTCCAAGTCTGACCTCGCCTTCACTGCCTTGCTTCTTGTCAGCACTACGTCCACGCCATACGTCAGGCACATAGAACTCAGGCTCATCATCTACGTAACGACGACTGATCTCATTCCAACGTAAGAACTTATGCTTGACTAACTGACGAGCTACAAAGATGGGTGCCTTAATATGGAAGGATGCAAAGGCATGACCGAAGGGACTGATGTGCTTGTGCTTGGCTAGGTAGTTGATGAGCTTAGCATCACGTTCAGCTAGAACATTAGGCCCACCTACACGACCTTCAAAGTGACTCTTCTTACCAAAGGATACTCTCGCTGCGTTAACGACAGATAAGTCACTGCCCATGTGGTCTACGTATGTTGCTTTAATCTGTGTCATTAAAATGGAACCTCTCCGTTTGCGTCTCTGGGGTCATTGAAGTAGTTCTTAACTAACAGGTCTGGGTAAGTGTGCTTAGTGTCAGCGACAGCCTGTAGTTCTCCTAGCATGGTTGCTGGTAGGATGCCCATGTCTCGTAGTTGCATCTCTAGTTCTAGTGTCATCGTCTTATCTCCCTGCGGGTGCTGTGTAAAATAAGTGGTCCCCTATGCGACCATCTAAGTGGTACTGTTTTCGCCAGTATGGTGATACATAGGTAGCGTGGTAGTGTGTACTTGTCAAGCCTAGCCTACCACCTTTTATGACTGACTTAGCTATTTCTTCTGCAATACCAATGGCTTGTCTGTCGCCCACATTGCTGGTGTACTTACGATAGTTGTCAGACTTTCCATCGTGGGTGAACGAGAACTGACTAGGTTGGAAGACAACAGCACATATTTCGTCGGGCCATCGGGGTGATTCTACCCTGTTCATCACGACATCCGCTACGGCCAGTTGACCCTCTATTGGCTGATCTCTGGCCTCAAAGAAGATAGCCGCTGCTAGGCATACCATAGATGTCATCATGTCTCATCCTCCTCTAGCCACTCGTTGATCTCTTTTGCCACATCAGGTGGGCAATCGTCTTCCCAGTAATCATCCATCAGTTGATCTCCACTACTGCATCTTCGTGAAAGCACTTCCAGCTATTCTCAGCGACAGAATAGATAGGAACATAGCCGTTAGCCTTCATGGTTTCGCTGATGACACGGCCCTTAGCATTACCAATGATGTGTGATGCTGGACGGAACAGGCCGTTGACCTTACGCTCACTGCCGTCTTTCTTGATGAAGGTAACGCTGGCAAACTTTGTGCCACGAGACTTGATGATGTCACGTACTGTGGTTTTGTTCATGGTATTCATGTTATTACTCCGATGCTCTGTTAATTACAAATATTGGTGATGCTGGTGACATCTCTCGTAACGTCTTAGCGTGATTCTCTGCTGCTTGTCTAGTAAATAATGGTAAGTCCAAGTGCATTACGATACCATTTACTTCGGTGGCTAGTGAGTATGTCTTCATGTCGATCTCCATTTCCATTGTAGGGGTACGTCTACATTTCCATCGTGGGGGTGTCAATAGACATCCTCCCCCTGTTCTTCACGAGCTTTGCGTAGGATGAAAGCACGATCCAGCATGATCTCGAAGCCCATCAGTGGGCCATCCATAATGGTGCAAGGGATTTCTGTAGAGTCAAACGACAGGTCACACTCTACTTCTGTGGCGTCTGAGCCTACCGTGATGTAAAGTCTCTGGTCTTCAATGTAACGGTTAATCATGGGTTCATTCCTTTGGGTGATTAGATTGATACTTTAGTCTCTGTCACGAGAACTTCATAAACTTCTACGCAATCATCGTCAAGTGAGTGTAGTGCTATTTCTGTGCAATCATCAAGGCTACCTTCTAATACCAGTTGGCCATCTTTGTAAACTTCGTAATATTTCTCACGTACTTCCATCAGTCTTCTCCATAATTCCCACGGTGGGGTGTTAACTTCTACGAATGACCGTACATAATTCCCTCGGTAGGGTCAAGGGTCGGTGTGACCACATCAAGAATTATTTCCACTGGTAGGTCATCTGGCTTTCCATCGGTAGGGGTCACGACAAAATCTTGCCAGCCATCTTTAATTCCCTCGGAGGGGGTCATCTCTCTAATTCCCTCGGAGGGGTCATTTTCCATCGGTGGGGGTCATCCCTTTTGATCCCGTGGATCGGGTGGATTTGGTCGAAATCGGGTGATCAGGTGGTGAGCGCGTATCGTTTGCCCAAAGTGTCCAAGATCATGCGAGAGTCCCCCGATACCAAAGCACAAGGGTTTCGTCGGTTTCGCATGGGTAGCCGTGATCAATGCGTTGTTGCGCGTATTTTACGTGATCGGATATTGTGCCGCGCGTCACTTGGTCGAAATCGTATAGCTCACTTATGCAATCAAAAGTGAGATCGGCAACGGTTGGGTCGGGCGTATCGGAAGCCGTGCCATCAGGCTGCACGTAAAAGGGCCATCCATCGCTTGCAATGTGAAGATCAAGAAATTCGTATTTCATGGGTTTTATCCTTATAAGATCACGCGGGATTGCATGTAAAAGCCCGCAACGCAAAACACGCAACGGGCTTGAAATACAATCTTGCAGCTTAGAAATCGAGATATGCATCCCCCACAACAACAACACTAGGGTTCTCAAGTGACGCCCCGCAAGATAATGCAAAGGCAAGCAACTCATCATCATCAGCGCAAGTGCCTTCAGCGTTAATCCACTCACCGTGCCAAGATAAGCTATTTTGACCTTCCTCATCAGAAAAGCCGCAATCTTCAGTGATCACGTTATAAAATTCCGCATGATCATCTAACTTAAACAACTTTGCATCGGTATAACCGCCACGGACATCAGCACCCCCGTGAATTTGGAGTAATATGTAGGTTTCCTCACCGTATTCCCCATCAAGTTTCAGTTCTTGGCCCTGCATAACTTGGCTATGATTTGCGGCCCAATTGTAGGTATTAAAACCCTCGCCTTCAGCCGTGAAGCCGTGTTTATTTAAGAACCCCCAACCCGCGATTGATACCCCCATATAATCCCCATCCCAATCATCAACGGGCTTTGCATTAAATTCTTTGCAAAGATCATCAAGTTCTAAAGCGCCCCCCGTTAACAAGTGGAACACATCAACGCACGGTAAAACTTCAGCGGTGAGCTTGCCTTGCCATTCACGCACGTAAACTTCAGCATATGCGCTTGGTTTAGCGTTGAAGTCGTCAATAGTTTTACCCATGTTTTGTTGCCAAGCGCGGCCATTAGCACCGCCACTGTCCAACATATGGGTTCCTGTGTTTTCGGTGAGCATCGCGGCGATAGTTTGTTCAAGTGTCATAGTCATGGTTTTAATCCTTATTTAATCAGTTGTTGAAGGCGTAGTGATAGCCAAAGTCAGCGAACCCGAAGGATACGCCATCGGCGGTTGGATAGGCCCAAGCGAATTGGCCTAGGCAATACGCGGCAATAGCGGTGATGATCAGGCTTTTCATTAGTTGGCCCCCTTGTGAGCGTTATAGGCCTCGGTCAAAGCATTGTCGGAATAGGTGATGCAACCCACGCCAACGTATCCAAGTGTTTTGGAATGGGCCATGGCGTTATGGTGCACAAGGTATAGGTCTCGCCATGCAGCCACTGCATCAGGGTTTTCTAAATCAATATTTAGGGCGAGGTCGATAAGATCGGTATAAGTAAAGGGCATCAGAAGTCTCCTAAGGTTAGGCGGGAGGGGCGAATCAACCATAGCTCCCGCAAGTTGTGCCCCCATTGTACACGGTTGGAACATGTCCACAAGGGGACTTGTTACATATAGCAAGATCAGGGGCTGATCAGGGGGGATGATCATCAGGTGTTGTCGTGACTGATCAGGGGCTTGGGCAGGTTAACCCGCGCCGATCTTGTGTTGGTTCGCTTGGCAACGGGCATGGTTGATTCGTTGAGTTGTGTGGCGATTCCCTTATCCTCGTTTGTCAATATCTTTTGTGATCTTCACTAGATTATTTTCATAAGTGTAACATTTTTGTTGCCAGTCATATAGTTTAACGTTGAACTACTTTTGTTTGATTATAGTTTAACGTTGAACTATCTCTGGCTGATCACGAATTGTTACAGGGCGTAATAATCTATTGACATTTCTCTTGGGACCCTCTAAATTATGCAAAGTGATTCGGCGGCAGCCCTTTAACACCCCCTAAATCCAACACAAGAATTTACTTTTGACTTACCCACCCACATGTCAACAGGGGAAATCATCACGAATTGTTACAAAATAACACAAAAATAACAATAAAAGAATCTAGCGTTATCAACGACATATAAAATAGTTTCACTTTTGTTAAAATACTTGGTTGTTAAAAACCTAAAAAGGTCTATATAGTATAATAAGAACTCTTACTTAAGTTACCTCTAGTGTAGCTCTAGAGTTATTAACAACCACATCAACCAATAAGAGAGTTACTCTAGAGTTACTCTAGTGTTACACTTTTTAAGGTTGATGTAGTAGTTGTTTATCCCCCTTGTTTTTGTCGTGATCTCATTAAGACAGACAGAATCTATTCCCCCCTGACTAACCAAGACGAATCTTCACAAACTTGTCGTTAACAGAAGTGGTCCTGCCGATGGTCATGGGGGTTTACCTATATAAGTGAGACTGGCGAATGGCCGAGAAATTACCTTACAGTAAGATCGTAGAGAAGCACGTCCTTAAGTGTGTCCGTGGTGGTGTCTCTAAGAGAGAGACGTTAGCTTCCATGCAGCACTTGCAGGATGCCCCTAGTTCTATGACTACCTTCTATAAGCACTATGGTAAGCTCTGGCATGAAGAGCATACTGACATTATGTCGCAGATTGGTTCTAGAGTTTATGACCAAGCTATCAACGGTGATGTTAAGGACTCTTCTACTTACAAGTCTCAAGAGTTGGCCTTACGAGCTAAAGCTGGATGGTCGCCACAGAATACAGTTAATGAAGTTGACCAAGAGACTGATCCCGAACTTGATGTCTCAGCAGCAGATCAACTTATGAACTTGCTAGGATTTGATACTGATGAACCCGAAGAAGAGAATAACGGCTGATACTCTTAGGCAGCTACCACCAGCTAAGGTCAAACAGCTATTCACTCAGCTAGGACCAGCTAAGGTAGATGAGCTACAACATGATTGGTCGTTCTGGGGTAGAGACGCACAGTTTCCTCCAACTGACAATGAGTGGAACACATGGTTAATCAATGCTGGTCGTGGTTTCGGTAAGACACGTTGTGGTGCTGAGTGGGTACGAGAGCAAGTCAAGCTAGGTCATAAGCGTATAGCCTGTGTAGCATCCACTAACAGTGACATTGAACGTGTTATGGTTAAGGGCGAGAGTGGTTTCCTATCGGTATGCTGGAAGCATGACAAGGATCATAAGGGTAAGCATATGGGCTTTCCTGAGTGGTCACCTACCAAGCGGTCCTTGAGTTGGGCCAATGGTGCAAAAGTAGAATTTTACTCAGCAGAAGAGCCTGAGCGTCTACGTGGTCCACAGTTCTCCGCTGCATGGTGTGATGAGCTTGCTGCATGGAACAAAGATATTGACACATGGCAGATGCTTCAGTTCTGTCTACGTCTAGGTAAGCACCCTAGAGTGTGCGTTACAACAACTCCCAAGCCTACTAAGTTAATGCGTGAGTTACTTAAGAACCCTAAGACTATTGTTACAAGTGGTTCTACCTTTGATAATGCTGCTAACTTAGCTGATACATACCTTGTTGCTGTTAAGGAGCAGTACGAGGGAACACGTATTGGTAGACAAGAGCTTTATGCTGAAGTCCTAGAAGAAGCTGAAGGCGCTCTATGGACTACGGCTATGTTAGATGACTGTGCAATTAAACATGCAGACTTACCTGACCTAGCTCGTATTGTCGTTGCACTTGATCCTGCTGTTACCTCTAATGCTGAGAGTGACATGACTGGGATTGTTGTTGCTGGTATTGACATCAACGGTATTGCTTATGTCCTTGGGGACTATACTGATAGGCTATCCCCACAGGGTTGGGCCTCTAAAGCTATTCAACTATATAATTACTACCAAGCTGACCGTATCGTAGCCGAGGTCAATCAGGGTGGTGACATGGTTAAGACTACCATTCATGGTGAGGACGATAGTGTATCCTACAAGGCTGTAAGAGCCTCTCGTGGGAAGTTTGCTAGAGCCGAGCCAGTATCTGCATTATACGAAAGGGGACTTGTTAAGCACGTCTCTAATCCTCCTGATGGTGCATCACTGAATGAACTTGAGACACAGATGAGAACGTGGGAGCCATTAGGTCGAGTTGGCTCTCCTGACCGCCTTGACGCTATGGTGTGGGCAATTACAGACCTTTCTTTGAACGGCTACAGTAAACCCCAACTGACCCTCGCTTATTCTAGTGCTAAGGGCTTATCTAAGTAAAAGGCAATAGACAAATGGTTAAGAAGCTCTCAGAAGCAGCCGCTAAGGCTACGTTAGGCGTAGCTGGCGATAATACACACAACGGTCAAATCCGTGCTGATGAGTTTCTTCCTGAGTTACGTGGTAAGAAAGCCATCCGTAAGTATCGTGAGATGCGTGACAATGATGCCACTATTGGTGCTGTCATGTATTCTGTTGAGCAGATACTACGTGATGTTGATTTCCATGTAACACCTGTTGATGAGAGTGACGCTGCTAAGGCTGAGGCTGAGTTTGTTAAGAGTATTCTTGACGACATGGATCATACCCTAGACGATCACATTTCAGAGGCTCTGTCTTATTTGTCGTATGGCTTCGGTTGGTTTGAGGTTATCTACAAGCGTAGAGTTGGACCTACAGAGCGTTCTGATAAGAAGCACTCTAAGTACACTGATGGACGCTTAGGCGTTAAGAAGATTGCTGCTCGTGCGCCTTGGACTATTAATAAGTTCGATGTCAACCAGAAGACTGGTGATGTCTTGGGTATTGAGCAATCAGTAGGTATTATGAATGGTAAAAACTACATTCCTGTCAATAAGTCTATCTACTATAGAACAACTTCTCTTAACGGAGACCCCAGTGGGCGTTCTATTCTTCGCAATGCTTACACTTCTTATGAGTATCTTAATAATCTACAAGCTATCGAAGCTATCGCAGTGGAAAGGGAGCTTGCTGGTATTCCCGTTGCTAGGATTCCTGCTGAGTATCTCTCTGGGGATGCTTCTTTGGCACAGTCGGGCTTTGTTAACAACTTACAGCAAATCCTACGGGACGTTAAGTTCAACGAGCAAGGCTACATTATCCTGCCTTCCGATACCTACCCCGATAAAGACGGAGCGCCTTCTAATACAAGATTAGTTGACATCGAACTGATGGCTTCTAATGGTAAGCGTAACATCGACATTAACCCAATCGTTAGTCGTTACCAGCATGACATTGCTCGTTCTGTACTTTCTGAGTTTCTTCTTCTTGGTACGTCAGGTGGTTCTTACGCCTTGTCTAAGTCTAAGACAGACTTATTCCTTCGTGCACTTGAGAGTTATATCCAAGCTATTGTAGATGTTCTCAACAAGCAGTTGGTCGAGCGTCTATGGCAGTTGAATGGTCTAAACTATGATCTTATGCCAACTATTGAAGCTGGTGATGTTGCTCCACACGATCTTCGTGAAGTTGCAGCCTTCCTTCGCAATCTTAATGGCGCTAATATTGACGTTAGTAGTCACCCAGAGGTTGTTAAAGACCTTATGGACATTGCAGATTTGAACTACGACCCTGATGTTGGTGTTCAGCCCACAGAGGATCAAGATAAAGATGGTGGTGTAGACAATGGTTGATAATCCAACGAAAATCTATAATGATTACGTAAGAGCTAACCTACCTAACAGCATGTCGTATGACACGGGTACAGATCGTTATGACATTAACAGTCACTCGTTCTTTAAGTTTAAGAACTCTAATTGGTACTTCAACTATATCTCTAAGTACGGCTACTCAGCACTCTCAGCTTATGCAGTAAATGGACTTGAGCCAGCCTTGGTCTTTGACTTCAAGGGTAACTACTTCCGTAAGAGTGCAACTGACTCTACCTTTGGTGCATCTATAACTCACTCAGCTACAACCAATGCAACTATGACAGACGGCTACGGCCCTAATCTGGTTACTAATGGTGACTTTGCTAGTGATAGTGGCTGGGACAAGGGTACTGGTTGGACTATCAGCGGTGGTGTTGCGACACACTCTGGTGGTACTGATGGAAACCTTAACAACACAGGTTACACTGTTTCTGCCCCAAGCAATAAAACCTTTACTATTACTTACACTATAAGTGGACACACCGCTGGGTCAGTAAGGGTTGGTCTAGCTGGTGGTAATGCCCAGTATCTAACACATAATGGCGCAAACGGTACTTACACTGGAAGTGTTACGAATACTGGTGGTAATTTGTATGTTCGCTTTCAGACAGCGGGTTTCTTAGGTTCTATCGACAACGTATCCGTCCGTGAAGCCCCAGCACTCAAGTGGCGTCCACATAACTTGCTGACCCATAGTGGTGACTTAACTAATGCTAATTGGACTAATAATGGCCTGACAGTAACGACTGGTCAGAATGACTTTGAGGGCAACCCAACAGCCTTCAAGGTAACACCGACTACTGTTAGTGGGTTTCACAGGCTCTATAAAAACCAAGTTAACAGCAATCTTGTTAATGGCATTCTTTCGACAGTAACTATAGACCTCAAAGCAGATGGCTATAACTTCTTCTCGGTTGCTACCAATAACCAACACTATGCGGTTATCAATCTGTCAGACGGGAGTGTGTCTTTAGATACTAACTCCGTATCGCCGACAGTAACAAGTTTGGGTAATGGTTGGTACAGGTGTTCAATAACCAGCTCTACTGTGTCACAGGAAGTCTTCTCGGTAGGTGAAACGGCCCAAACTGCCTCCTTCGGCTCACAGAACTTTACAGGGGATGGTACGTCTGGGGTTCTAGTGGCCTATCCCCACTCCTTCCGCATTAGCCTCGGTGGAATGGTAAACAACCCTGATGCCTCTACAGGCCGTGAGTCATACCTCCCAACGACAACTACTCCTGCCTATGCTCCTCGTCGTGGTCATCACATCTACAATGGCTCTGCTTGGGTTAACGAAGGCATCCTCCACGAGAGTGAAGCTCGGACTAACCAAATGCTTTACAGTGATGATTTAACTCGCACTGCTTGGACTGGCGCGGTGACTGTAGGCACAGTAACCGCAGGCTCTCCCTTCGGTACCTTTCAGACCCTTTCACCTTTAAATAATAGTGTAAATCTTGGTGGGGCGCAAAGATACCAAATCGGTAAATCCATTACATCAGGTTCAACCTACGTTGGTTGGGCTTTAGTTAAGTATTCTGTTGGTTCTGGCTGGTTCATAGTCAACATGTACGACACAGGTAAGAGCAACGAACAGGCTTTCTTTGACTTACAGAACGGTGTAGTTGGTTCTAAACAACCCCTTATCATAGACCACGGAATGGTAGACTATGGTGATGGCTGGTGGTTATGCTGGGCTTCATCTGAAGCAGCTTCTGGCTCTGGTGGTGTGTCTTATGAGGTACCCAACGGTGACGGTGTTCAGAGTTGCAGTGCAGCAGATGTTATCCTAATCGCTGGCACTCAGTTTGAACTAGGCTCAACCCCATCAAGCTACATCCCAACAGCTTCTGCTACAGTAACTCGTGCTGATGAGACACTAACAGTCCCTGCCTCTAACCTGCCTTATCCTGCTCCTGTTGAGGTTACTGGCACTGAGTTGGTTACTAATGGGGATTTCTCTGACGGTCTAACTGGTTGGACACAGAACGCCAACGCTACAGGCACGTCTAATGTTATTGGTGGTCAGCTTGTTCAAACGGCACCTCATGGAGATTACTCGGAGACTAAACAACTTAACGGCTCTACAGTTGGTAAAACTTACCTTTGTTCTTTTAAAGTCACAGCCAAAGTTGACTCCAGTACCAGCGTCTTTATTAACTTCGGAAGGACACCTGTGTATAGTGGTCCGATAGCAAACATCCCCATTGGTGTTTTCTCTGGTGTTGTCACGTCTGTTCACCCTGATGGCTTTTCAATATCGACGAGGACTGATGGACAAATAACAATCGACAACGTATCTGTAAAAGAGGTCAGCTATAAACTGTCTATCCAGATGGATGGCAAGATGACGTATGCTGATAATGGGCTTACTCCAACCACCACAGGCGGGGCGGGGGAGGTATCTTTTCTTCTTTGGAAATCTGGCAGTACAGACTACATCAGCACTG